CTGTAAAGCTACTGGGAATTTATCTTCTGTTGTAAATGGTCTTATTGCTGATGCAATGTTTGTTCCTGCTATATTAGCCATAATTATATAATTTCAACGTTAATTGTTGCACCAGTTTGTAATCCAGTACTTCTAAAAATGTCATAACTTTCAATATGACCATTTGAATTTGTAAAATTTCTAGTTGTTACTTGCCAATCTGAATTGAATAAACCTCCAATTTTAAATTTATTCACATCACAACCAAAGGAAGTAGGCATTGCAAAATAAAGATATTTGCCACCACTAGCATCCATTGTTCTAGTTTGTACCCTAGTAGATGATAATTCACTGCTTAGTGCAATTATAGCGGCATCATCAAGAGTAGTCAATGCAGAAGTACCCCAATATCTTTTATTTAAAAAGGATATTGTTTCATTTGCAGTAACAACTGTTGTACCATCTGAAATTGTAAGAGTATAAGTCCTATTTGATGTGATAGATTGTCCTGTATGTACATAACTTCTAATAGCAATGTCTAAATCACCAATACCTTCATCCAAGCTTTGTGATACTAAGGCTACATTGCCTAGTGCTATTGTCCAACTTAAACTTACTGTAGTAATTTCACTTCCTAATTCATAAGTTCCACCACCAACAATATTTGAAATAATAGGTGGGGTATAAAGTAAACCACCCATATTTGCGAGTAGATAGTTTAGAGCTTGCTCAACACTATCATAATTTTCATTATCGTTATAGGTTACATTTTCGGCATCCATAACAATGTTGCCAATTGCAACACTAACATTAGTATTTCCCCAATTAAAAGCATCTACAATGCCAAAGGTTGTACTGGTATAGTAATTGAAAATGTTAGTATGAACCACTATTTGATTTATGTCTAAATTAGCAAAACAAGTTTTCATTGTTTCAAAATCAAATAGTGTTTTTATTGCTGTAACTTCTTCAGTATCAGTATCTAAATGGTATAACCCAACATCAACTCTGTCTACACCAGTTTCATACAATACTGTATCAATTTCAATACTGTAGAATAAAATGTATAAATAAGCAAGATACAGTTTGGATATACCAACTGAATCAATAGTTGTACCAGTATTGTGTAATACTGAATAAGCATTTTCCAATAGGGTTAATAGGTTGACATTTTTATCATCCAGTTTAGTTGCAAAAATGTATTGATAGTTTCTTATGAAACTTGGGGATAATAATAAATCCCTATACAAATTTGTGGAATTAAACACTAGTTGGGTTTTGTACAATTCTGTAGCAACAACTGTGTTTTTAGTGGTAGTACAAGATTTGCTTGTAATATCAGAACAATCACAAATTGCTGTTTTCATTGAAGCAATAATACTTTCTTTCAATGTGGGAAAGAATCTGACATCATAATTAGATTCCTCTCCATCAGCAACAATCCTTATCTTGTAGATAGCTTCAGAATCAAAAGTGATTTCAGCATTAGTTCCTACAACAATTGGAGTTGGAGTAATTATTTCTGTTTCAATTAAATTTTCAATTAGAAAAACAGAATATGTAACATTCACAGCTACATCATTATTTGTAATATAATAAATGTTGTTCTGTTCAAAAAGATTATAATTTAATGTTAATATATTCATGTTTATTTGTTTTAAAGTACACCAAATATTTCTTCTATATAAGAGTCGTAAATTAAATTATGTACTTCTATTGGGTTAATATTTAACTCAACAAAACATAATTTTAAATTTTCAAAATTGAATAACTCTTTCAAAGTACTGACTTTCAGGCTATCTGTTGGTAGTATATGAATTCCTCTATTTATTCTGTCAATACCTGTTTCATATTCTAATGCATCCATCTCGATAACATAAAATAATATGTAAAGGTATGCTAAATAAATTCTTAAATTACGTATAGAACTAATATTATTTCCTGTATTATCTAGTACTTCATAATTGTTTGACAACAAGGTGGAAAAAATATAAGATTTAGTATTTAAGACATTCATAAAAGCTTTTGTATAGTTTCTTATGAAATCTTGTGATAGTAACACATCTCTGTAAAGATTTGCCGAATTTGCTAACATTTGGAAATCATATAAATGTTTAGCAATTATAGATGTGGAACTAGTTTTGCAAGTATTACTTATAGAATCTAAACTTGCACAATCTCTCAATGTTTTCTGCATTGTGAGAATAATATTTTCTTTTAATGTTGGATAATGATTAACTTCATAAGTAGTAATATCACCATTAATATCAATCACAATTGTGTATTTTCCTTCTCTATTAAAGGTGATTATATGTGATTCATCAGTTCCTATCAAAACTGTTGGGCTATCTTTTATAAGAACACCGATTTCATTAACGAATACATCTATAGAAATGTCATTAATGGCATGACTATAAATAGTATATGTATTATTATCTTCCCAAAAATCAAATTTATCAGTAACTTTAATTTTCATAATTGTGGTATTAAAAAAGGAGACAGGATAGTTCCCATCTCCTTTTTGAGAATTAATTAGAAGCAATATTCTTAGGTAGTCACAATCTCGACTCCTAGAGCGGTAGCTAGTAATCCAATTGCATGCAATGGATAACCTGCTGTATTTGTTGGGTCTGCTTGAAGAACAATGTATGTAGAAAGATTGTTCTCATATGCCTGCCATCCACCAACAGATTTCTGAACATACTGTATTGTTGCAACAGTATAGAAAGTGTCTTTTACAGCTAAGAAAGAACTTGCTGCAAATGGAAGTCCATTCAATCTTGATTGTCTATAAGGACCTGGATCTCCTGTGAAACCACCTGCCAAATATTCAAGTTCTTGAATGTCATATCCACGACCTTCTTCATAAATCATTGCTTGTGTTTCAGTAACAGTAGCAAAATTACATTCTTCTCCAACCAAAGATAAAATACCTTTAATTTGGCGTTGTTTGAAGTACTTTGGATTTACACTACAGAAAGAGTATAAAGAACCAAAAGAACCAACGGTAACATCAATGACTAAATCAGATGAACCAGTAGAGTATTCTCTAATCATTGTTAGAGCTTCTGTTGCAGTAAGAACTTTAACGCTTTCTGTAACATCACCAGAATCAACTACTAATGCTGACCATACTCCAGCTTTTCCAACTACTCCACTAGCAGTATAGATAACAGGACCAAGAATATCACCCTCTACATGGGTAGCAGCACCAATTCCTGTACCAGCAACGCTAACACTTAAAAATTGGTCTTGGTCATTAGCAATACCTTCTGCCCATTGAGCAGCAACTTCAGCATCTGCATCACCAGAAGCACCAACACTACCAACACATTTAGTATTAGCAGTAAATAATTTAGAAGCTTGATTTGCACCAAATCTCATATAGACATCAGTATTACCACGAAGGTCTAACTTAAATCCATAATCGTAATTTGTAGCATCAGCTCCACTTTGAGCAGTAAGCCCAGATAATCTTAATACTTGACTGACAGCAGCATTATCGTTATTCACTGTAATACCTAGAACACCTTTAGTTTGCATATGTGTTCCTGCACTTGTGTACATTTCACCAGCAATGCCTAAAGTACCATCACCTTTATAGGCAATAATAAATCCAGCAGGTAAGGTAATGGCAGCGGCAACATTAATTGCGATACCAGTTTCATAATTAAATACTCCCCAATCTCCTTCTGCCAAGTCAGCAATATTACCAGAGGTAACAGCCACTTTATTAGGCAAAAATAAGGTTTTGAAAACATCGTTGTTTGTACTCATGACTTAATAGTTTTTAGTTTAAAATTTGTTTAACTTGTAATTGATTTTGTTTTAATTGATATACATTTGGCAGTTCTAAATCTCCTGAAGCAAGCATCACCGCTATATCCACAATTTCGCTATGTGTAATATCTGGAAGTTCACAATCAACAAAAGGTTCAGTAACACCTAATTCTTCACCATTAGGTAAAAAATAAGTGCCAACTCCAAAGTCTTCTGCATTATGTACATAAGGATGTTTTTTGATATAGTTAATTTTAAAACTGTTTGAATTAATTGTAAAATCTGAAGGGAAAAGTCTTATACCGCCATCAAAGAATCTGATATTACACTCTCCCCATTCAAAATTTGAATTGTAAAATACATTATCATCGGTCTCATCATCATGTTGAATCACAACAGTTTTTAGTCTCCTGTTATTACAAGAACCTTTAGTTGCAATTAATTCATCTGTTGATAGAAAATACATGTAATCATCTGGTAATGTTGCAACATTATTTGTAATGCTTAATACAGCACCATTGACAACCATGTTTTTAATATCATCAGTTGTTCTTTTAGATGTTTCAAAACCTAACTGATTTCTTAATCTTGGTGTAGCAATAAGCAATAAATACAAGTTAATTGCCCTATTTAACAATCTGTCAATTTCGGGAATTTTCAAGTCAATATGAGCATTACTATCTAGTCTGTTAAGCCTTTGCTTAACATCATAATGCATATCTTTTATATTGCCTACTGTTGCCATTAGTCAGTTAATTTTGCGAGAATTGATGCTTTAATTTGTTGATTTTGAGGGTCAGCGAAATAGTTTACAGCTTCATCAACATTGAAACCGATTCTATCACCCATATACAAAATAGCATTTCCTTCTTTTGTTAAAATATTTCTATGAATACCCTCTAAAATAGAAGCTCTAATATAAGTAATACTAGTATCCATCTTAGCGTATTTGACAAATGTGGTAACATCTTCTTCAATGAGTTTGTCAATTTCAACATCAAGAAAATCTTGACTTTGTTTTCTCATTGATTTACCTGCTAAAATTTGAATGATGTTTACTTTTTCATCAGAACTCATTTTGGTAGCTAATTGATTAGCTTTTCTTTTTATTTGAATTTTAGTTGCTGCAATTTTGGCTTCTTCTGCTTCATCAAAAATTACAAATGCCGCATCAGGAAAAAGTCCTTCATTGTATTCTTTTAATGAATTGGCAACAAACTTGCTAGCTTTCAATATTTTTATTTTGATTTCCTCAAGAGGAATAGTACTATCAAAAATAGAGGTTCTATAAGGAAGTTTTATTTTCCCGGCTTGTGAACCCCAAAAAGGATGAGGTTTATCAGTATAAGTGTCCGATAAATCAAATCCTGTAGTCTGTTCTAATCTAATTCTATCTTCTTCACTTAACCCTGTGGCATACTTGCCTGTTTTGACATCATATAATGCTTCTAACACTAAAGGCTGCGCAAAGGTTTCTTGCCCAGTTTTTCCATGCCATTTCTTTGTTTCAATAGGTCTTACTTCTACTTTCATTCTTTTATACTTTTAAATTACTTAATTAATTATCACAGCAAATTTAATAAAAAATAACAAGCAAGATACATTTCTGCATCCTGCTTGTCAATTATTTTAGATAAATTAGTTTCTACTCAAAATTAATTCACCACATCTTGTTGCATCTTCTACGTGTAAACCAACTTGTTTTTCAACATGCATCTCGTAGTAGTTACCAGAATGGCTCATCAATTTGCCATTGTTAGGTCCATAAGGATTAGAAAGTCCAGCAACATAACCAAGTTTGTAACCATTTTTCTTGTTTACAATTCTTAGGTTAGAATTACTTCCTTCACCAGTGAAATCTAAGAATGTGAATCTCATAGATTCAACAGGGTAGCCAGTAACAGGGTCAATTTCAAAGTTGATTTCCCTATCATCATACAAGGGGTTATGAATCAGTTCTAATTCAGCACCATTAGCCATGATGTATTTAGTGAATTGATAACCAGCTTGCAAAGCATTCCCAGAATATTCACTTGATGTTTTATCCATTGTAAGACCTTGAACAACTTGGATAAATCCAGTTTTTTCAGCCCAATCCTGAATAGCTCTATGGAACATCAACATTCCATATTCACCTGTGAAACCTTTAATCTTGCGTTTTGACCCAGGTTTAACTCTTGAATAAAAAATATCCATAAGATACTCTTCAATCAATTTAGCAGACAAATGACTATAGCGATGGATATGAGAATCTTCAAGTTGTTCTTGAAGTCCTGGACCAGTATAAATAGGTCTTCCATTAGCACCAAGAACAGTATCTGTACTTCGTGAGTACCAGAAACCTCTTTCAAGTTCTCTGTACCATTGTTGCCAATATTCAACTTCTGCATACTTTACCCATGAATCATGCCATGCACCTTTCGCATCTTGTATTTTTACAGCTAATACTTCATCAGAAGCATCACCAGTTACTTTGTACTTCTTACGGAATCTTCCCATTCTGTTTGCCAAATCAATTGGTAAACTATATTGAGTAGAACCAGATTGCTCTGCTGCTTCCTCATATTGAGAATAAAGTTTTCCCCATTGTTGTCCACCAGCTAACAATGCAGGTGGTACAAAAGCATTAGGGTCATCAGACATTAATCTTACAATGTAGATTGTTCCAGTTCCACTTTTACGTGGCTCTTCCTGAATACGACATTGGAATTTCTTGTTTGCAGTTCCTGGAAAAATGATGTCACCAGCTTGATACCAGTTTTCATCCAACTTCAATTTAAAGTTAGTTTTTCCACGCCCAGGAGTTGCAGTTCCTGAAATGTTTTCAATTGATACTAAAGGTCTGCTTGTAGCACCTTTTAGTGACCATTCCCATTGAGAACTGCCAATAGTTTCTTCTTTACCTGTTCCCACAAGATTACTTGTAAGAGGATTGTCAGAATATCTATGAGCAGTAAAAATTTGGTTCATTTTACTTTCAAATATCGCAGGTTTTGCAATCAAAGCTGCCCCCAAGTGATTGAGTTCAGTCATGTTAGCATGCCACGGCATCTGCTTAGTAACTAATGTATTTTGCAATTTACTCATAACGTTAATAATTTATTAATTGGTTTTAAAAAAATTCGGATAATGATTTCCTGCTAGAACTTCCAGAGCTAGTAGGTTTTTTATTCATTCTGCTCCTTTGAAGGTCTTTCTTCAAGGTGCGAGTTTGTTTTGTTTTTTCTGTTGTCTTAATTGATGAGAAGTCAAAATCCGATTTAACAAGTTTTGCTAATAAAATCAGTCCTTCATAATTAGAACTAATCTTTTGTAATTCAGCTTGAAAAGCAGTAATGTAATTGTTTTTACCAATCTTAACTGCTGGTTTTGTTATAAAAGTAATTAGGTCTTCTTTTTCAGTTTTCTTTAATGGAAAATCCTTAATATTATCCAATTTCCTAATTTCTTCTTTTAAACCTTTTTCAAACTTCTTATTTTCAGCATTTGTTTTTGCAACAATAGCTTCTTGGTTTTTAACAATTTCAGCTTTTGATTTTTTATCAATTTCATCTAATTGCTTGTAACTCTTTTTAGCATACTTATCAAGTTTGTCAGTTTCTTCCAACCATTCTAACTTGTCAGTAATATCATCTTCATCAAGTTTTTCAACATTGTTGTAATAATATCTAAGAACTTCTTTTTGAAAATTTGCATCTTCGATGTCTCCAGTAGGATAACCTGCTGTAGATTTTAATTGAGCCATAAAGTCTGCTGTACTACCACCATCCTTTTTAAACTTTAAAAAAGCTTTGCCATCATCATCCATTTCTTCAAAGAAACCTTCAAATGTGTCTGTAATTCTAGCCTCTATTTCATTTTCATAAAGGTCAACAAATACTTCTTCATCAATTCCTTCTTCTGGAATTTCAACAGATGCTAAAATGCCTTTCTCTTTTAAACTTTTAGCCAATGTACCAAAGAACTTCTCATCATCGTCTTCATCTTCTGTTTCATTTTCTTTTTCTAAATCTGTTTTTTCCTCTGCGAAAAATTCATGAGATTCTTCTTCTTCATTTTCTTTTTCATCTTTTTCTTCATTTTCTTTTCCAGATTTATCAGATTTATCAGATTTATCATCTTTTTCATCTTTTTCATCCTTCTCTTTAGCAGCTAGCTCTGCTGCTACTTCTTTTTTTTCTTCTTCTGTTAGTTCTGTATCACCAACTTCTTTTTTTTGTCCAAAGAATTCATCAGAATCTTTGTCTGCATCATCCCATGAAAAATTCTCCATGTTTTCTTCTTCGACATTTACTTTCTTAGCCATTTCCTACAAATTTAAGTTTAAATATTAATATAAGTTCAGTTTTAATTTTAACATAGCTATAAAAATGTTAATAGCTATTTAGCCTTACTTTGTTTATCTATTTTTTTATTTTCAAGTTTAATCTTGTCATTATCTACTTTTTTCTGATGTTCAAACTTGCTTTCGTCAAGATTTTGTTTTCTCATTTTAATATCAGCATCAATCCCTTCCCTTGCTAGCTCTAGTACATCAGGAATATTATTTTGATTCACATCTTTATTTTCAGCAAAACCTAATGCTAATATAGCTTGTTTTTGGACTTCTGTTTTACGTCTTTCACCCTCTTTTAACACAATCATATCAGCTTCATGCTGCCAGAGTTTTTCTAAATGGGCTTGATTCTGCTTTTGTATAGCTTGCTCATGTTCCATTCTTTGTTTCTCTAAAGCATTGTTTTGAGTCCTTTTCTTTTCTCCAGCAACTTCAAGTTGTTCTTCAGCATCTGTCACACTATCTGTTTTAAGAACTTTAATTACATCAGACATATCAATAGATTGATTTTGCATTGCAGTTAATGAGAGGTTAGTAATAGCCTCTTTAATTCTGATAGTATCCATACTATCACCTACAAATAATCCAAATTGTGAGGTTAACAAAATATCTTTGTCAATCTTTAACAACTCCCTAGAGAAATCATCAAGAATATAATCAATAACTTCAATGTCATTTGTTGAATAAGCAAGAGCTGCCATTTCAAGAAGTCCTGTTAAGACATTTCTTTTAATGATATTGTGGAAATCGAAATAAGGTTCTACAATATAGTTACCTTGTGTGATTGCAGTTTCAGTTGTTTTAACTGCTTGATACTGTCCAATCCTTCCTTCCATTTCTTTTGTAACACCAATAGTGTCACCACATTTTCTCTCAACAAAAGCAGCCATTTCCATATATTTCTGAATATCAGAAACTAATGACATGTCAATTTCTTTAGCAGCAGTTGAAATATCAATACCTTGATTCCCCTCTTCATTAGGGTTCATAAAGCCAATCTTTAATGCTTCTGCATAATAAAGCCATTGTTTCATATCAATACCCATGCTATTAGGTATCATATTCATGTTCATCAATAGCAACTTACCTTTATCAGAAGACATTAGCATTTGAATTCTGTACATAATAATGTTGTATTCAAATTGATAAGGTTTCATTCTATCAACAAGACTGGTAGCAACACTATTCATGTTATCATAAATACCACCTCTATAAGGTAGTGGAGCATGATAAAGATTTTGCATGTTTTTAGGTTGAGAAGCAACAGGACCTAATCTTACATAAATATCAGAATTGATTTTGTATCCTTCATAGATTTCAGGTATCCATTCCCATTCGATTTTTATATCACCTGCTTCAGGATTAAGTCTATATCCCTCATCCTCAAGTCTTTCTTCAAGGTTTCCAGTTTCAGAATCAATGTAGGTAACAAAAGCAATCTTTCTTAAAGCTCTCCATACTCTATGGATAACTCTAATTTTATTATAACCACTAGTATTTCCATCAAATTGAAAATCAATATTGCTAGAAGCAGTATTGTAACCAGCATATAGTTCATCAATTTGGTCATTTTTCAACTCATCTCCAAAATACTCTACAACTTGAGATGGTGTTAACATTAATTCTACACCTGCCCATTCTCCATTTTCTACAAAATCCTCATCTGATTCTTTATCCCATGTAAAATATAGAGGATTTACAACATTAAGAACAGGTTTACCATTTACAATACCAATCCAATAAAACTCTTTTGCAGAAATACCAGCATGTTTCCAACCTTTGTTGAATTTATCATGAACATTCTGTTCTTTGTTCACATAATTGAAAATTTGAGACATCATGACTTCAGCAGGGTCTTGATGTTTTCTTTTCATATAATGCAACACCTCATCAGGTGTCATTGCTTTCATTTCAGCATCAATACTTTCTAATATTTGTTGTTCTTGTTCAGGTGTAAGTTCTCCACCTTCTTGTTGAGCAGCATATTTCTTTTCAATTTCTGCTCTAATTGGTTGCATTACTTGTTGTACAACATACTCTCTAGTTTTTGCAAACTTCTCTTCTTCTTTCCTAGTAGTAGCTTCTGGATTTACAGCATTAATTCTGTAGGCAAAAGGTCTTTCCAATTCCATACCCATTAATACTTTCAGTTTACCACTAATAATATCTTTATTTGTGAAATCAGCAGGTAGGTCTCCTACATCTTGACCTAAAGGCTGATATACATATTCAAAATCGGATTTGTTAATTATACCATTGAAGAGGTTATAATTAATTTTATCATTTTTCAGTCTTCCTTCATCTCTGAAATCATTTCCATAGCCAAGATTTT